TCTCAATGGGGGACAACCTGGTCCTCTGGGTTCCCAATCAGGGTGACTCGCGCCGCGCATCGATCACCACGCTGGTCCAGTTCATCGAAGAGAACTTCGATGGCGTGGTTTGCAATAGCGTTCAGACGACTCCGACCACCTTCGCGCAGCTTCCGAATCCGATTGGCCTTGCTGGGGGCCGAGCCTTTATCACTGACTGCAACGTTGCCACCTTCGGCACTGCAGCTGCTGGTGGCGGTTCAAACCAGGTTCCGGTCTGGAGCAACGGCACTGCTTGGTATGTCGGCTGATTTGCGATATATGATGTTCAAGGAGTTTTGAGATGGCCAATATTGAACCTTTTGCCCCAGCCTACACCAAGGCTCTTGTGGTTTCCCCAGGCGCTGCATCGGCAAGCAGTGATATTCCAGTGAACACCAGTTCGCTCTGCATCACCAATCGCAACTCGGTTGAGTGCTTTGTCCGCGTTGGCACTGGAACTCTTGCTGCCACGACCACTGACTATCTGGTCCCGCCGAATGCTCAAGTCACGATCAGCAAGTTCCGCGATTACGACAAGATCGCCTATATCGCACCTGCTGGTGGTGGTTCGCTCCACATTATGCCGGGTGAAGGATTCTAATGGGCTTTCTGCTCACGCGCCTTCGCAATCGCCTGCGTTTCTATAACGAGAATGGCGGGCCGATCCTTGGTGCGCTGCTCCAAGAGAACGGTGACTTCCTACTCCAAGAAGATGGCAGCTACATCCTCCTGTAACGGGTAAATCATGGTCCAGATCCCGATCTTGAATGGCATCTACACGGACACCGGCCCAGACCTTCGCACGTCCTATCCGGTTAACATGGTTCCGGTACCAAAGGGCAATGGGATCAGCGAAGGCTTCCTGCGTCCTGCTGATGGCATTGTCGGCAATGGCACTGGCCCTGGCACTGATCGTGGAGGCATCAACTGGAACGGTGTCTGCTACCGGGTGATGGGGTCAAAGCTAGTCACTGTTGCCGGAAATGGCGCTGTGACTGTGCTGGGCGATGTGGGCAATGACGGAAAGCTGGTCTCGATGGACTACAGCTTTGACCTGCTGGCGATCGCGTCCAATGGCAATCTGTTCTACTGGAACCCGGCCACCTCAACCCTGACGCAGAACACCGACCCTGATCTTGGTGTTGTCCTCGATGTGGTGTGGGTCGATGGCTACTTCATGACCACAGATGGCGAGTTCCTTGTCGTCACTGAACTCACCAACCCGCTGGCAGTTAATCCGCTCAAGTATGGCTCGTCCGAGATTGATCCCGACCCAGTGGTTGGCTTGGTTAAGCTGCGTAATGAGATTTACGCGATCAACCGGAACACGATCGAAGTGTTCGACAATGTTGGCGGCGACCTATTCCCGTTCCAGCGCATCGATGGTGCGCAGATCCAGAAGGGCGCATTCGGCACGCAGAATGCTTGCGTCTTTGTCGAGACCGTAGCTTTCCTCGGCAGTGGCCGCAATGAAGCACCTGGCATCTACATGGGCGCAAATGCCACAGCGACCAAGATCAGCACGCAGGAGATCGATCAGATCCTGCTAGGCTATACTGAAGCGCAGCTGGCGTTGGTGAAGCTGGAAGCGCGCAACGATCGAGCGCACCAGCATCTCTACGTCCACCTTCCCGATCGCACACTGGTGTTCGACGCTGCAGCCACGCAGGAAATGAACCAGCCGGTGTGGTTCACGCTGACCAGCAGCATCGTTGGATTCAGCCAGTACCGTGCGCGCAATCTGGTGTGGGCCTATGACAAGTGGCTCTGCGGCGATCCGGCCAGCAGCGCAGTCGGCTATTTCGATAACACCATCTCTACGCACTGGGGGCAAACCATCCGCTGGGAGTTTGGCACCACCATCCTTTACAACGAGGGACGCGGTGCGATCCTTTCTGAACTGGAGCTGGTCGGGCTGACTGGCCGGGTGGCGTTCGGCGCTGATCCCACTATAAGCACCAGCTATTCAGTCGATGGTGAGACGTGGAGCCAGCAGAAGTTCATTAAAGCTGGAAAGATCGGACAGCGCCAGAAGCGCCTTGTCTGGTTCCAGCAGGGATGGATGCGGAACTGGCGCATCCAGCGATTCCAAGGCACCTCAGACGCGCATATCGCTTGCGCACGGCTTGAGGCGCGGATCGAGGCTCTGGCGTTCTGATGGCTAAGACACCTATTCGCCTTGGCCTAACGCGAGATCAGCTTGCATCGTTCCTGCAGGACTTCGAGCAGATCAAGCAGTTTGAGAACTTGTTTGCTGCGGTTGATACTGTGGCGAATGTCACGATTGATGATGTCAGCATCGCAGCCGGTGACGCTGGTGCTGCTGCTGATCAAGCATTGGCAGAGGTTCAGGCCCTAAGCGATAGCCTTAACAAGCAGGCGCTTCCCGCAACGATTGATGATATCGCTTCGCTGCAGGCGCAGATTACTGCATTGCAGCAAACGCCACCTCCAAAGGAATATCGCACGCCGCGATACGGCTCGTTCTACGACACGACGACGCAGACAGCAGCGGCGATCAACACGGCCTACGCCATGACCTTTAACACGACTGATTTGTCTAACGGCGTAACAATCGGTAGCCCTACGTCGCGTGTCTACGTAGACAGGCCAAACGTCTATAACATCCAGTTCTCCGCCCAGCTCGATAAGACGGCTGGTGGCGTCGGATTGATCTGGATCTGGCTGCGCAAAAATGGAACTGATGTTCCTGACAGTACAACTCAAATACGCATACAGGGCAATAACGCAGAAACTGTCGCAGCTTGGAACTTTCTGCTACAGATGAATGCAGGCGATTATTTTGAATTGATGTGGGAGGTAGATGACACGACCGTGCAGATTTTAACCGAGCCTGCCAGCGCAGTTCATCCTGCTATTCCGTCAATCATTCTAACTGTCACCGATAACGTAAGCTCTTTGGAGGTATAAATGGCCGTTTCAACTAAGGTGCTGATCGCGGCCAAGACCGCAGAGAACAGCCAGACCACGCAATACACCTCGACCAATGTCACGACGATCATCGATAAGTTCACCGCGACCAACTATAGCGGGGCTGCCGCAACGATCAGCGTGAACCTTGTCACGGCTGCTGGCAGTGCCGGTAATGATAACTTGATCGTCAAGACCAAGACGCTGCAGCCAAGCGAGACCTACACCTTCCCTGAGTTGGTTGGTCAGGTTCTTGCCAATGGTGGCTTTATCTCAACGATTGCTGGCACTGCCTCAGCCATCAACATTCGCGCATCTGGTCGGGAGATCACCTAATGGAAAAGCCGATGTTCATGATCGAGGGGTTTGGAGGTCTGCGTGAGAGCAAGCCATTTCTGACCGCTGCCGAGAATAAGAAGAACACCCAGATTGCCATCGATGATTGGATGCTTGGGCCAGAAAACCCCACCAACGAGCGCGGTGCCAATGCGCCTTATTGGCGTGCGCTTGGCAAGGCGATGCAGGTCGATGAGGCTGAAGCTCGTCGTCGTCGCTGCTCGAACTGCGAGTATTACGACAACTCCACGCTGACGCAGGCTAAGATGGACAAGATCCCTTGGAACCAGTGGGACGTTGATGCTGGCTTTCGTGGTCACTGCACCAAGTTGAACTTCATTTGCCATGATCTGCGGTCCTGCCAGGTGTGGGAAGAACGCGAGTTTGAAGAAGAGGATTGATTGTGATAAGGTAATGCCACCGAGCGTCATTGAGCAGCCGGTGGCTCACCTTAAAGGGGTTTGAATGACGCAGGACGGCTCACCCAAATATTGGCTCAGGCGGAACTTCACCGAGACGCTCAGTCTTTCGGAAGAAGCCTCTGATTGGCTGATTGCGCTTTGGGAAGTCATTCAGCTTTTTGATGATGTGGCAGACAAAGATCCAATTGACCGTGATGAATTAGATATGGTCATCTGGAATGCACTAATTGGTTTGCCGTCTAATGGCTTCTATCAGCGCAATGCTCATATTTTGATACCGCTTATGGGCGTTGCGGTGTTCAAGTGGAAGGCATCTGATACAGTTGAGCGTGAAGGCAATGCTTGTGCCACCAGCTTTGTTTGGCGCGCTGGATATTATGATCTGGTCCTGGCTGCAGTGCAGATTGAGCATGGCGTGCAAGCGGCAATGGATATCGGCCATGCGGTCTTGAAGCTTTATGGCGAAAGCCTAGAAGATTACATGAAGGAAATGTCTCATGCCTGATCCAGTAACCGCGCTAATTGTCGGCGGGACTTCTGTCATCGGCGGTGCCATGCAATCCAGCGCAGCAAAGAGTGCTGGTGCCGCACAGGAACGTGCAGCCATGATGGGCGTTGAGGAACAGCGTGCAGCACGCGAGGAAATGCGCCGCCTGCTTGAGCCTTATGTGGCTGCTGGTGGCCCAGCACTGCAAGCGCAGATGGCATCTCTTGGTTTGCGTGGGCCGGAGGAACAGGCCGCATTTGTGCAGCAGCAAGAGCAAAGTCCTATCTTCCAGGCTTTGGCGCGTCAGCAGGAAGAAGCCATCCTGCAGAACGCATCAGCCACTGGCGGATTGCGTGGTGGTAATGTGCAGGGTGCGCTGGCCCAGTTTCGCCCTGCATTGCTCAATCAATTCCTAACGCAGCAGTATGAGCGCCTTGGTGGCATGACTGCGCTCGGCCAGCGTTCAGCAGCTGGCGTTGGCGCTGCCAGTCAAGAGACCGCTGGCGCAATCGGCAATCTGCTTGGTGAAATGGGTGCTGCGCAGGCTGGTGCTAAACTTGGATCTGCGCAGGCTTGGGGAAATGTCCTGAGCCTTCCCGCTCAGTTTGCAGGCATGGCATATGGCGCTGGCCGGCCTGGCTTTGGCAAGATGTTCTGAGGTAAATCATGGTTCAGCCTTATAATTACACTCTGGACATTGCATCCCCTGGGGAATCATTTCTCAAAGGTATGCAGATCGGTCAGGCAGGCCGCGCCGCTCAGGCGCGTGCTGCAGAGCAGGAGCGTGAAGCTGACAAGGTGCGCCGCTTAAATGCTGCACTTGCACAACTTGGCCCTAACGCCACTTATGAAGATTATATGGTTCAAGTTCGCGCCAATCCTGATCTGGCGGATCTCCTGCTTGGCCAGCAAAAGACATTCAGCGATGCGCGCAAAAACGCAATGTTTGGCGCTGGCGAACAGGCTTTTATGCTGTTGCGTCCTGATGCGCAGGGAAACATCTCGCCTGATGCTGCAATTGCAAAGCTGGAGGAATCGGCGCTTGCTTTTGAAAACTCCGGTGAGCCTGATGTTGCAAAGCAATTGCGCGACTCTGCCCAAGGTATTCGCACCAATCCAGCTGCAGCGCGCAACGTACTTGGAACGATGCTGGCATTCGCAGATCCAGACAAGTTCAAAAAGATTAATGATGCCGTAGGGACTAAAGACGATCGCACCGCATTCCAGCAGGATTTTGACTTCATCAAAAAAACATTCGGTGACGCGGCTGCTGCTGAATTCGCTCAGTTTGGCCGCAGCGGCATTGTCAGTATTCCGCTTGGCGATGGCCGCACCTATGTTGGTCCACCTTCAATGGCTCCAGGCGCTTCGCGGTGGCAACCGCAGCCTCCAATGACAAGTCCGGGGCAACCGTCAACAACTGGCCGAGAGCTTCCTGAACAAGTCACGCCACAAGGCGCTAGTGCTATCCTTGGTGGTGCATCCCGCACCAAGAAGATAACACAGGCCGAAGCCAATGTCGTGCGTCAGTCGCTGGGTCCGCAGGGGCAGGCGAAATTCAACAAGTGGCTGACAGATAACAGCATCAAGATTATCGTCCGCACCGGCACCACGCCTGATGGTCGCCGCGTTGTGCAATTCCAAGACGGGACCGTAGAATATGGCGCAGATTGATCCGAACACCGTCACGTGGGATGCGCCTCCGCAGCCGGTTGGCAAGCCGGTAACTGGTGCAGCGAATGAACCGCTGCAGGGTGGTGTGATCCTGCCGGGAAAGCCAGAAAAGCCTGATAAGCCGACTGAGACCTTCCGCATAGCAACGGAAGCGGAAAAGCGTGCTGCTGGTCTTGATCCTGCGCGGTCTTATCAGATCAGCAACACCACTGGCGAGTTTAAGGATGTCAGCGGACAGGCTCCAGCAAAGGCAGCGCCAGCAGCAGATCCAAACCGAGTCTTTAAGATCAACTCCACGCTTGATCAGTTGACCAACCTTCGCAGGCTTGCCGAGAAGTCGCTTTCTGTTGGTGAACAGGCTGGCCGCGTCCGTGAAACGCCTTTGATCGGTGCGTTGCTTGGTCAGAACCGAGCGGATCTCGAAGGTGCGCTGTCTCAGGTCGAAGGAAACCTGATCCAAGACCAGCTGGCTGTTCTGGCGCAGATCAATCCTGGCGGCATCGCATCGCTGGCTAACGCTGAGAGCGAAGCGCGCCGCCTTGCATCCTCGATCGCTAACCTTGATCCAAACCAGAGCCGCGAACAGTTTCTGGCTGGCGTGCAGCGCGCAGAGGAATACTATAAGCGCCAGCTTGAGCAGATGGGTGGCAAGCGTGAGCCGGTTATTCCTGCTGCTGGTGGTGGTGCACCGCCTTCCGTTGCACCGATCGAAGCTGGCAAGCCTTATCAGACAGAAGCAGACCTCGCAGTGCAGCGTCAGTTGCAGGATGCGTGGAATCGCGGCCTATCGGTTGACGATATGATCGCACTCAATCAGCAGATGGGCCGTGGTCCGTTTGCTCCTGAGGATATTGCTCGGATGCGTGATGCACGCACCAAGGGCGGTCCTATCTCGTTTTACGCCACTCCGACCGGCCAGCCGACTGCTGCCGAAGGTGTGATCGGCGCTGCGCTCTCCACGCCTGTCGGTGAGGCCGTTGGCGGTTATGCGATGGGTGCAGCCAATGCACTGACTGCTGGAACGCTAGATGAACTGGCTCCGATCCTTGGCCTTGATCCTGCGCGAGTGCAGGCTGCTAAGGATTATTTGCGTGAGCGCGCTCCGACAGCCTCTCTGGCCGGCGAAGTGACTGGTGGCATCCTTGGATCGATCCCAGCCGTGCGTGGTTCGACTGCTCTACTTGGCGGAACTCGCCTTGCTGGCGCTGCTCCGCTTATCGGTGAGGCTGCATATGGCGCTGCATATGGAGCTGGCGAGGCACCAGAAGGACAGCGTGCGCTTGGCGCTCTGATCGGTGGCGGTGCTGCTGGAATTGGGGGCGCGCTTGCCAATCGTTTCCTGCCAGGTGGTCCAGGCACGTTTACCGGCATGGCTCCTGAGGTGCCTGCTGGTGCTGTGATGCCTGAGGTGCCGCCTGTAGCTGCAATGGCTCCAGAAGTGCCTCCGGTGGCGGGACAGGTCATTGCAGAGCCGCCTGTTGGTGCGCCGCTCCCTTCTGCTGGCGGTGCAATTGAAATAACTGCTCAAGATATTGCTCGATTCACGACACCAGAAGATCGTGCGATTTTCAATCAAAGGCAGTTGGAATATATTGCTCGAAATAAAAAGTTTTTAGACCAACAGGCGGCACAGGCAGCCCCTACGCCAACGCCTGAGCCAGCGCCTATGCCGCAGGCTGCACAGGCTGCAACACCTGGCGCTGAATTGACGCGCGAGGAACTGATTGATCTTGCGCGCAAGGCCACCAGCCGCACGCCAGGTGCATCCAAGGCACGCGCACAGCTAGCTGATATCGCCAAGACCAATCCAGAAGCGCAGGCCGCTGCGGATCGCCTTGGCGTGGAATTGCCGATCGACGTTCTCAGCGACAACGCGCAGTTGAAAGAGGTGGTCGGCCTCACTCGGTCAGAAATCGGATCGACAGCCAAGCAGGCTTGGAATGAGGCTGTCTCTACCGTCTCTGATCGCGCCCACCAAGCAATGGACGAACTGGACGCAGTGACGGACATTTCGCAGGTCTCGGCTGACGTATTTGACCGCTTGGACAAGGCGCAGATGGGTCTTGGCCGGCAGGCCACTACATTGCGCCAAGAAGTCACCGATGCAGTTGATGTGCGTGGCCGGGTTGAGGCTGATCGCATCAAGTCATGGCTCGATGAACGCATTGCCGATCTGGGTGGTGGCAAGGAAGGTATCGCCAACCTGTCGCCAGAGGAAAAGCGCCTGTGGGGCATCGTCTCCAAAGGCCAGCCAACCTATGCGCTTCTCAATGAGCAGCGCGACCTGATCGGGCAGGCGTTGGAGAAGGGAACCGGCCCTTGGTCGAACACCAACATGAAGCGCCTCAAGGATATCTACGGCGCTCTTGCTGACGATCAGATCAACTTCATCGAGACCAGCGCAGGCAAGGAAATCGCTGACAAGCAGCGCGCTGCAAACACGCTGTTCCGCCAGATGTATGAAGGTCGCGAGCAGATGGAGCGGATCTTCACCAAGAACCTCTCTGGAAGCCTCGCTCCGCTGATGCAGCGTGCAATAACGCAGGGTGCCAAGGGCAATGCTCAGACGCTTAATACGCTGGTCAAGATCATTCCTGAGGATATGCGCGGCAAGGTTCTGACCTCGGCGCTGTTCAAGGCTGCGAAGGCCACGGACGATACGTTCAGCTTCACCAACTTCGCCAATATCTATCGTGATCTCCGCGCCAATGGTGCTGTCTACAAGGAGTTTGCGAAGGCTGTTGGCCCAGAAGGCGATAAGCTGCTGACCGATCTCTATGCCATCTCGCGCCGCCTGAGCGATGCTGACAAGGCCATCTCGCGCACTGGTGCATCGACGCAGCTTCAGCTTCTCAACTCTGAGCGCCTCCTGAGCCGCATCTTGATGGCAAGCGGTGGTGCAGCTGGCGCTGGCCTGATCGGCAGTATGCTGGGCGGTCCTGGCGCTGCTATCGTCGGCGCTGGCCTTGCAGCCGCTGCTCCTGAGATTGCCCAGCGCGTTGGCAAGACGAATGCACAGAAGCTGCATAACCTCATGAGCAGCACTGAGTTCCGCGATCTGGCAACCAGCGCCGCAACTGGCGATGCGCTCGATCGCAACATCAACCGCGTGGCCGGCAGCAGCGCATTCCGTGACTTTGCAAAAACGATTGGTCTGGAACTCAAACAGGGCCGCAACTGGCTGCGATCGGCTGTAACGGCTGGTGCTGTTGGTGAAGTTGGCCCAGAGGCTGGCGCACCAGAAGGCGCGATCATGGTGAAGCCGCAATGACCTTTCCCAGCACTGCATTTTCAGGCATAACCAGCGCACAGGAGATTAACTGATGGCCGCGCTTTCTGTCCAAGTCCCTTATCCTGTTTTCTATGATCGTGACGGCGATCCATTGGATAATGGCAACATCTATATTGGTGTTGCGAATCTTGATCCTGTGGCTAATCCAATTCAGGTCTATTTTGATGAGGCTTTAACGATCCCCGCCAGCCAGCCGCTTAAAACAAGCAATGGCTATGTTTATCGCAATGGAACTCCAGCTCAACTTTATGTGAATGCAGTTAATTTTTCCATTCTTATTAATGATGCAAAAAACACATTGGTATATAGTTTTCCTGATGGAACTGGATTGGGTGTAGGCGCTGCTGCCATAGATTATAATGAAGGCAGTGCTGGTGCAGTGAATCGCACAGTCGAAAGTCGTTTGCAGGATTATGTTTCTGTTAAGGATTTTGGCGCGGTTGGCGATGGTGTAGTTGATGATACAATTGCCGTTCAGGCGGCTCTATCTAGCGAAAAGCCGCTTGACTGGGGTGGATTGACATATCGCATTACTAGTACTGTTTCGCATACATATATCGATGATGTTTATTGGAATGGGCGGAATGCAATCATTGTTTATGATGGCTTCCATGTAGAGCGCGCTATTCTCTTGCAAGGCGGCGGGATTGAAATTGTCATCAACGATATGACTGTTGATGGCGGCAAGCTATGCAACAAGCCGCTGGAAGTTTTGAACAACAGCGACAATTACTCAAACCTGACGCTCAACAACGTTTTTGTTAAGCGCGCCAAACGTCTCAACACGTTTCTGGGTGGAGATGGGCTTTTCGTCCGTGGTTCGTTTGATGCGGTCACGCTTAATGGCGGCGGCGCAAGCGACTGCGAACTGCCAGCGGGTCAAGGAACGCTGGGATCAGCTGGTATAACCGGCATCGCAGCTTCGTTCTATTCCGCAACGCGTTACATCAAGTCTATGCGCGTAAATGGCGTACAGATTGAAAAGATCTATAGTTCCGATCTTGCGTATCAATCTGACCAAGATGGTCTGCTATATTTTACGCCGGACGACAGCGGCGGCATTTATAAGGTGCCTGGCGAACTGATCGTATCAGGCGGCAGCAGTTTCTTGAATTGCTATGGCCGTTCGATCAAAACGCAGTGCCGCGACACTATAGTGCAGAACTGTCATTTTGAACGCACTGAGGGCTTAACAAGCGGGTTTGGCAACGGCGAAATCGACGCGCAAACTGGTTCGCTATCAGTTTCAAACTGTGTCTTTGTCTATGATAACGGCCAAGAACCTACTTTCTGCGTAAATTCATCCAGTGACGCGATCTATGGCCGCCCCGGTCTGACGGCACAGGATTGTCAAGTCTATCTGGACGCATCGGTGACGCTGAGCATTTTTGCCAGCGTGTTCCCGCGTAGCGGTCTGTATTCGCGGCACCAGATTACTGGCATAAAAGTCTACGGCAAAATGAAGAAGCTGTTCGATTTTATATGCCGGGGCGATAAAAACTACGCAGAAGTGTCCAACTGCTTTGCTAATGAGATTGTGAACGGCGAAACATCTGAGAAGGCGCTCGTTTATGTGCGTTCTGGGGGGACCGCTCTTTCACCATATTCGGCCACAGTAACTGCGTTTGGCAACGTCTACGACAACACTGATCTTCCCGCGGTTATGCGCGATGGCGTGCCCGGGTCGTCTATGTCCGGCATTTTAAGCGCATGGAACAACCAAGGTTTTGCAGACAGCATTACTACGGGCAGCACAACCCCAGGGCTTCGCACGAACCAAGTAGCGCGGCTTGGCCGCATCACTTCCGGCAACGTACCAGCGTATTTTGAAGTCTTGTCCAAGGACATTGCAAGCGGGGCTACGGAAACTTTTGCAATTTCAAACTCGCAAGGTTGCTTTGTGTTTATCCAAGCGGTTTTTGCTACGACCGCATACGCAATGTTTAGCTCGTCATCGACAACCAACACCTCGATTTCGGTCGGCGCTAATTTTGCGGTAGGCAACGCAGTAAATCCCGGAACGGGAATTTTCAATGTGTGGTCCAGCGCGGCCAATGAAATCAGCGTTCAGAACACAAATGGCAGCACACGCACTGTGTCCGTGTTTGTGATGGCACCTTAATAGGCTAAGGATCAGACAATGGCTGACAAAAAAATATCCGCTCTTACCGCCGCCACAACACCGTTAGCCGGCACGGAAGTTTTGCCGATTGTGCAAGGCGGCGCAACAAAGAAAGCAACGATTGCACAAATCTTGACCCCGGCAGCAGGCGGTGGGATCAACTTTAGCGCAAATACGCCAAAGCCTGGTATGACCAGCCAGTTGTTGGATGATTACGAAGAAGGGACTTGGACACCGAACCAAGGCCCTGGCCTAACTGTGGTCGGCGCGTTTAGTTCAAACGGAACCTATACAAAAATTGGACGCGCTGTGACCGTAAGAGGAAGTCTGATCGGCGAAACGTCTGTTGCGTGCCCGGCTGCGGGCCTACTTTGCACAAACCTACCGTTTACAGTATCTGTCTCATCTGTAGGTGCTGTCGGGACTGGCAATGTAAACCAAGGCAGCACTACACTTGCATTTAACGTCCAGCTATATCTCATGACCGCCATAACCGCGACAGCGAGTATAGATTTTACGGTCACATATTTTGTCTAAGCAGAGTTAAAATGGCCTTGGAAAAAACCACCTCCGTCGACCTTATCGAAGTCACGGAAAATGGCTGCGTGCAAGTACGGGCTAAAACGTTAATTCTTGAGGACGGGCAGGAGATTAGCGGTACATTCCACCGTCATATCATCGTTCCCGGCGATGATTACAGCAATGAAGATGCACGCGTGCAAGCCATATGCGCTGCGGTCCATACGAAAGAAGTCATTGCAGCGTATGAAAACGCGCAGGAAGATTAGCTGAGATTGCTAGACTGCAACAAACAAGGGAAACCATCACACCAGGTCTTTCTTCAATATCGTTTTATGATATTCCTACCAAATTGATAGTAAGTTCCGGAGGTAGTTGTGGCCGAGTTTAATGTTTTAGCAGTTAAGCTAGATATGCTTCACAGTGATGTGGTTGATATGAAAACAGCACTGGGTGAACTATCGAAGGCAATTACCAAACTGTCTCTCGTTGAAGAGCGTCAGTCTCAGACTACTGAAGCACTGGAACGCGCATTTAAGGCTATTGGCAAGATCGAGGATAGGCTTTCTGCGCTGGAGCAGGCTGCACCTAAATCTAAAGAAACCAGCGCCTGGGTAGATAGATTTATCCTAGGCGTTGTTGTTGCTGTTACCGGCTTTGTCGGAACGAAACTGGGGCTACTATGAGCATCGTTCTCGGCCAGCGTTCGCTTTCTAGGCTTGAAGGCGTGCATCCAGATCTGGTGCGCGTGGTCAAGAAAGCTGCTGCTCTGTCATCGCTGGATTTCACCGTGCTGGAAGGTCTACGGACTGTTGAGCGTCAAAAGCAATTGATGAAGCAGGGCGCGACTAGAACGATGAACTCTCGCCATATCACTGGCCACGCAGTTGATCTGGCACCCATGATTGCAGGAACTGTGCGCTGGGATTGGCCTTTGTATCTCCAGCTTGCTGAAATTGTCAGATCCGCTTCTGTTAGTGAGAATGTTCCTATTCGCTGGGGTGGCACATGGAAGTTGCTATCAGCGATCAATGGACCGATCACGGCTAAAGTGCTTAGTCGGTCTTTCCCAGATGGTCCGCATTTTGAGTTACCACGGGCCAACTATCCGTAAGGAGTAGCTTATGAACCGCGATCAAGTTTTCGGAATCGTCCGCACTGTAGCAGCTTTTGGCTTTGGTTTCCTGGCTGCAAAGGGAACGATTGATGGTGCCACTGCTGAAGCTCTGGCTGGCGCTGTAGCAACGATTGGTGTGGCTGTCTGGTCTATCCTTAGCAAGAAGCAGCCTGCAGCGTGATTAAGTTCCTGACGGCCTTGCTGGGCGTAATCCAGAAGATCTTTGACTTTCTAGATCAGCGTCATTGGAAGCAGCAGGGCCGTCAGGAAGCAATCAAGGATGCGAACGATGCCATCAACCGCCAGATCGAACTCGGTGAGGCTGCTATCAATACTCCTGATCCTGAGCGCGACGAGCGCCTGCGTAACCGATTTGACCGGAGTAGAGGCTATCCAGAAGAATAGCTACTGCTCTATTGCCAAGCCTATCAGCTACGATAGCGTCAAAGACACGCCAGAGACCGTCAAGCAAATTGAGCAGCACAACAGCCGCTTTGTTTGCATCTGCGAGAGCGATTGTCCTAAGCCTTAATCCCTGACACGCTCGTATCGCCGTTATAACGGCCCTTGGAGGCGTAAGACGCTTCTGATGCTACTGGCTCATGCAGAAAGAAGATCATCTGCCCTATAGCGTCTCCTGGGCGAATTCTGATGCTATGGTGGCTGCACATATTCTTGCTTATCCATGAACAATGGCGTGCGCTTGCTGTAATCCACGATCCAGCGGTGATAATCCTTCGGCGTGCGCTCGACCAATAAGGTGTCGCCCAGGTGAATGTCGATCGAGGCTGCGTTAATGTCCTTTGGATCAACTGGCGTGATAATCTCCTGCTCGACAATGTTCCTCAGTTCCTCATGGCTCAAAAGCGTCATTGTTTTTTCCTTAATAATTTTAGAGGGTCTGCCCCTACAGCATCTGATATGCACTGAACAAAAAACAAAGTCGGGTTAGATTTATCTCCATCCAAAAACCGACGAACATAACTCGTGCTATATCCAGAACGGTTGCAGATAGATGTGAATGTGTCTGGATGCCTGACTATCTCTTCGCGTAAGTTTTCACGAAATACCTTGTGTAGCGCCACTGTCGGCTTTTCCTTGATATATAATGCGTACTTCATATTGATGACTATCCCATTCGACTGGAAACCTGGCAAAGCAGTCCGGTGCGAAAAGGCGCAGCTTGTCTGCGTCTGCGACAATGCGATGACCCAAGTACAAGGCCAAGTCAGTCTTGGTGTCGTTGTCCATTGTCCCCTCCAAACTTTGCTTCAATGTCGGCGGCGATTGTAGTTCCATCGTAGTACTCCTCGCCACCATCTTCCCGCAGCCACGCGACGATCTCCTTGACCGCTTTCGCGTAGCCCTCTTTCTGGCCGATCTCGATCAGCTTAATGTCGTGGTGGTTCATTGGGTGTCTCCTACGCGGCGGTTCCACCCGGCGATGGCTTCTTCAGGGGAGGTGCTATCCGATCCGCCATAATACGGACCCTGAGCATTGCACCGGTCGCAATCGACCAACACCGTCTCATCATCTTCATCAAATGGATGGGTGACGGAAAGGCGCTCAGTCTCTCCGCAAAACGGGCATGGCTTGAGTTCAACTTGCATCGCGGGCTTCCTTGTGTTCACTCCGCTTGCGATACTCTCGCAGTCCTATCCCAACGGCGTTCCAGAGCTTAAGATAGGTTATAATTCGGTGCAGTGTCCAAGTTGCGCAGAATATCGCCCCGCCAAGTATGGATATTGAAATGTGAAGCGCGCCGAACCACCAGATTAATTCATGCATCG